TGTTGTCCGCGTCCAGCGCCAGGTTGTGCTGCATCTGGAGCTGAGCAGCATCCGCCTCAGCGATGAACATCCAGGTGTACCGGATGGCCAGGTCGTAGAAGCGGAAGTCGTATCCGCGGAAGAGCCGGGTGGCACCCCCACGAATACCGACCGGCTGGCCGTACTCCGAGGCTTCCTCGAAGTCCACCTCGGTGGGCACCGTCACCGCGTCGATGGGAGAATCGACATAGGTGGCGAATGCACCGATCAGCCGGTTGCGCTGCTGGTTGCGGATGGTGATCGTGGCATTGATCTCGTCCCAGAAGTCGTTGAGATCCGTGCCGTCGGCTGCCACTACCACGTCGGCGCGCTCGTTGAATCCCTGCTCTGCCATGAAGACGGGCGCGTCGGACGACAGCCACTTCGGCAGGATGATGCTGTTACCCATGGCGTGGGTTCCTTTCCTGTGTTGGTGTTGTGCTGACGTCACGGGAGAACGGCAGCGGAGTTGGCCACCCGGACCACGAGGCGTCCTGCCTCGACGGTCCAGCCGACCAGCACCTTCCCGGTGCCGCCGGTCGTGGAGAGGGTGCCGTTGGCAGCGGAGTAGACCTTCTGGCCGGGGGTGAGGCCGGTGACCTCGACGATCTCCCCCGCGGTCATGATGTCCACGATGTCGCCTGCCTTGGCGCCGATCGGAGCGAACGCGACCGGAGTCCCATTCAGATCCGTCGCCCACTGACCCACCGGGCCCTTGGCGACGTTCTTCACGAGAACTCCGACGCAGCCGGACTGACCAGCGGTACCGACGACCACCTTGCCACTGGAATCCAGCGAGACGGCCACCGGGCCGATCCCGCCGCTGGACAGGGTGAGGTCGGCCGCCAGCTTCGCCCGGAAGCCGCCCGAGATCGGGTCGTACTTGTCGTAGCGTGCCATGATGTTTGAACCTTTCAGCTATCGGTGTGGATGGGAAAGATCAGCCCTGCTGGAGCGATGGGTAGCGTTCCATCAGTTCCTGCTGAGCCGTCTTCTTCTTGCCGGTGCGAGAGGAACCTCCGCCGAAGGACGATCCTGTCGGCTCATCGTCTTCGGTCCCACTCTTGAGGAGGTGCTTCTTCCGGTCGGCCAAACTCTTGACCGCCTTCTTCAGCGACTCCTTGTCGATGTCCACCTTCGCAGGGTCATCGTCATCCTGGTCCACCTCGATCTCCGAGCGGTCGACCATCGTCAGCGCATCTTCCGGGTCGATGAAGTTGAGGCGTCGCGCCTCTTCCCTCAGTGCGGAATCCATTGCCGACTTCTTGAACTGGGCACCCAGGGCTTGCACGCGCTGCTCACTTCGGGTCAGCTTCTCCGTGGCAGCTTCGAGTTCGCCCTTCTTGGCCAGTTCCTCGTCCTCCTTCTGCTTCTTGGTCAGACGAGTCTCACGATCGAGAGTCTTTGCCCGGCGCCGCTCGACAGCAAGCGCCTTCTTCAGATTCTCGACATCTTCTTCGGAGTACTTGGCGGCCTTGCGATCTCCCACACCCAGCTTCGGGTCGGTCTCATCGCCCTCGTCGCCATCATCTCCTTCGTCGCCGCCCTCGTCGTCATCCTCAGCCCAGCAGAGGCGAGCCTCAGTTGCTCCCTGGAGCCAGAACGGCAGTTCGATCGGGTACTTCATGGGGGTAACTCCTTTCCCGCGTCACGCGGGGTCTGATGCGCTCGAATCACTCGAGCCATCCTGGGGTTGATCCGCTTCGGTTCCCGATGATTCGTTCGGGCGGTTGCGGTTGTTGGACTGGTTCTCCTCGTCCTGAGCAGGCTGAGTGAGAACCCCTGGTGTGGCGGCTGCCACGCGGTCGAGGTCAGTGTCGATCTGATCCTCGATGTCATCCGGGAAGATGTAACCCAAGCGGGTCATTCGATCCCGGTAGTAGGCGGTGGAAATGACTCGGCGATCCAGCATGTTGTTCAACTCATTCAACATGGCCACTCGGTCGACTGGCAGCTTGTCGCCAATCTCTGCGATGATCTCACCCTCGAGCGACTCTCGTTCGAAGGTCTGGTGCCATATCTTCCAGTCGAAGAAGAGCTGCTGAATCTTGAGCAGCCCTGCAGTGTCTCGTTCCTCGATCTTGGCGAGCGTGGGCGAGAACTGAATCTGCAGAGCAATTCCACTGGAAGCAACGGACGTTGAAGAAATGCCCAGCGCGATGTCCGTCAGTGCGGTAGCTTCTCGGAGTTTGCCTTCCAACCGAGTGAGCTGGTCCTTCATGGGGGTGATTGATCCCACACCCTGCACGCGGAAGAACTTGCTGCCGGCAGGAATCTCCATCACCTTACCGGGAGCTACCTCCCAGTCGACCTCGTTGCCCTGGTCGTCGATGGGTCGGCCACCATCAGTGGCATAGACACCTAGACCCTCGAGCGAGAGTGCCGCCTGCGTATCGGTTGTGCCCTGGCTGATGCCCTGCAGGATGCCTTCCAAGCCGCGCAGTTCCGAGGACCCGAAGATCTGGTTGTCCCAGTCCAGGTTCTTGAACCAGTAGACCGGCAAGGAGGTGATCGCCGGATCGAGCAGGCCGAGCGGGAGAGTTTGCTTGACCAGCTTGATCTCTTTGCTGTACCACTTGGGCTGCAGCTCGTAGATTCCCTCCTCACGACTGATCCGACGTTGTCCATTGACCTCAACCACTCGGTAGGTCAACTTCTTCACCCGGTCGATCGTGCGCTCCAGCTTCTCGTCATACATCTGGTAGAGATCGACCAGGTGGTAGCCGATCACATGGCTGGGGTCGTCCGGATCGTAGATCGGGAAGACTCCGCCCGGGTCGACCGAGTTCAACGAGATGCGAGTGCCTGGCGCCTTTCTCGGGTTCGCGGTGAGGTGGAAGATGAAGTCCCCTCGAGCGATGCCGGCATGCTTGGCTGTGTGGAACCGGGCGTAGAAAGCTTCCCTCGTGAGGAAGGCATTCAGAGCTCCGGCCAAGAGGGTGTTCTTGGTGGGATTCCCCACACCAACCGTCAGGCCCTTCAGCAGGTAGTGAGAAGTCGTGTCCACGATCGTCCGAGCATTCGGGATGTAGATCGGCTGCTCACCCTCGAGAACGCGGAGTTCATACTGCCGAGGGTCATTCCAGTAGATCTGGTCGTACTTGGTGTACGCCTTGACTCGATCCCGCTCGTCGTCAGGTACCCAGGCAGGTACCGGATCGAGATACACGGCGTCGAGAGTGGACCACTGTGTGAAGTCCTTTGTTGCCACTATGCCACCCTCCTACGTCGGCCTCGAGTTCGATCTGTTGCGATCCGGCTCTGCCGAGCAGACCGATTCGAATCCAGGCGAGCCATGTGGCCCTTGAAGAAACGACCAAGCGCTTCCACCCCGTGATTGTCCTTGTCCATCGGGGCTTCTGGCGCGTTCCGCAGATCGGCTTGCTTCTCCGGCCAGCGATACCCCTCCCGCATTTCCCAGATGAGCTTGTGGCAACTGGAGTCAACCATGAGTCCTGGCAGGCGGTCGGGGTGATCGAGAGGCAGGTAGTCAGGCCGAGTCTTGAGAGCGCTACGGATCAAGCTGAGGCGCGTCTTGAGCTCACCTCCCGTGTTTCCCATCACCGGCACATTCAGGACCCTACGGAGAATCTGAGCGTCGTCAGGGGCGGCAGGATCGGGGTAGATCGCCACCAGGTTCTGCATCAGCGGGTGATCCTTGAACTCGGTGCGAGCGAGGTCCTCCGTATCTCGCATCCTGAAGCGCTGCTCACCAATGACTCTCACCCGGTTCATCGGATCGACTTGAATCCAGAGCCAGACCCAGTCGTTCGTGAATCCGAAGTCAATGGCCGCGTAGAGTGGTTGACTCCGAAGATAGGGCAAGGTCTGTACGTGAATGTCATCATCCCACTCGGCCATGACTCGACCGTGCTGTTGGACGAATTCACCCCCATACTGCCGACGGAATTCATCATCGGTGAGGTCATCCTTGGCCTCGAGAATTTCCGGGTCGTTCTCACCGCCGGGGAATACGTGCGTGTTGGTCCAGCTCGGCATGCGCCATGACTTCCACTGGGTCTTCGTCCGATCCTGCCCGCGGTTGTAACCCCAGAACAACAACGAGTTCTCGCTGGCATCCTCAGGCACCCCCGACATCAGCGAGAGTCCCCGCTTGTCTGAGAGAGCAGGTCGAACGTAGTCAGCGAATGTCCGTCGGCGGTGGCGACCTGCCTCCACCAGCAGCACGAAGTCGAGACCTTCACCGACCAGGGATTCTGGATGGCGAGCAGATCGACATTCGACATCGAAACCCCAGCGGGTCTTGATGTGCATGTTCCCGTTCTCGGTGTTGTTCAAGAACTTGGTCGAGACCTTGTCGATACCAAGCTCTTTGAAGGTGTCGTGGATGACTCGGAACTCCTTCTCGGCATCGGTATACTCCGGACCGATGATCCAGCCTCGCCGAGCCTGCCCGAGGAAGTTCTTGACGAAAGCCAT